CGCCGCTCACGTTCACGGATCGCGGTAAACAAACAGCACTGTACGCTGCGTACTCTCGCGACGAACGACGTGTTGATCGAGCCACTGCACCGCTTTCAGACTGGCTTGAGTTCCGTTATGTGCAGCACGCGGAATTCGACTATTTCCCGGATTATCTCGACTTACAGGATGATCGATCGCTCTCATATCAGCGATCAGAATGCGCCGCATCCTGGGACAAAGGTACGAAGCCGTCGACCGAGCGACGTCTTTTCCTAGAGCTGCTGAGACGACGGACACTAAACATCGCGGAGCTTTTCGATCGTGTGACACGCGAAGGTGTCCCTCGTGAGTGGCTTATTGTGTCGCTTTTCCCAAAGGAGCGAGAATTTAAACGGAAAGCTCGCATGTTCGCGATGCTTGTGCTCGAGATGCGAACGATGCTCAACTGTCTCGAGGCGAACGTTGCAGCGAAAATTCTGCCATGTTTTCCCGAGCAGACAATGACTCTTCCTCGTGATGACGTGCTTAAGCGATTCATCACGAAGTCCGACGACAAGCCGCGCAGTCGATTGTATGTCGAGGTCGATTTCGGCCGCTGGAACCTCCGGTGGCGCGAAGAAGTGCACGATCCGATCGCACAAGACCTTAACGACATCTTCGGAGTAGAAGGACACTTTGATCTCGTTCACACCTTCTTCCGCGAAGCGTTGATACTTGTTAGGCATCCAAGCTGTAGACCCGACGGAATCGAACTGCCGGAGCCTCCGGAGAGCGACCTAGTCTGGCGCAATCATCTCGGTGGCTTCGAGGGGCTCGCTCAGAAAGTTTGGTCAATCATGACGTACGCCTTCACAGATCTCGCGATGGACGAATTCCCGTATCCTTACTCGCTCATCGGGCAAGGGGACAACCAGGTCTTCATCGTCGATATCACTGCTCTCGGAGGCGTCATCGACGAAGTCCGTCGCGTAGGACGTGGTCTTGCCGACGCTGTTGCTCGAGAGGCCGATGCAGTCGACCAAAGCGTGAAATGGAGTGAGTGCTTATATTCGACGACGGTAATCTCGTATTCGAAGGACTTCTTCATCAATGGTGCACTGATACCAAGTACGCTTAAAGCCGCTTCGCGCGTCTTTTCCCGAGCTGTCGACGACATGCCCGCTTGCTCTTCACGGGTAGTCGGGGCCTTCTCATCAGCTGCAGGCGCCGCGCAAAAGGCCCATAATCCGCTAATCTGCTACGCGCTCGCGGTAGTCGTCAGTACTCGCGCGCTTTATAACGGCGCGGCGCATCGCGCGTGGTGGATGTCTGGTCTGGCACACTTGAAATCCGCGTTTATGTCAGGGCGTTCGTATCCGAC